TCCTGCGGGCTTTCCGCCCTTTATAAAGGTGCTACCACTGCTCGGCCTCAACTCCCAAACTGCGCGCGAGCTATGCGCTCTTTGAGCTTGCGCAGCGTCCAGCTTGCCTCGCGTGCTGATTGCGTTTCGTAGTATGTGAAGCTCTGCTTTGGGTCAAGCTGCGCGCTGCAACTGCGGCACTTTGTTGCCATTTTGGGCGCGTGGATTGCAGGCTCCCCACACTTGCGGCACTTAATTATTGTGTAGGTAGTCATGGCGCCACCCTTTTGACCTTGCCGCGCTTCTGCAAGCGGTTAAGCTCTTTGAAGTCTTTGTCGCTTTCAAGCAGCTTCATAAGCTCAAATGCGGCATCAAAAAGCCTTGCGTATTGCTCCTCAAGCCCGGGCGCAAGCTCATAAAAAACGCTCTTGTAGGTGCGCACCGCGCGAAGCCCGTTTTTTGAAAGGTGCTTGCGTGCAATGCTCATGCGGGGCGGTGAAAGCTGCCAATTGTGCGCGTCTTTCATCATTGCATAAACTTGCTGATTGCCCACGCTGCCGTGGTGCTTGACGCTTGCAAGCAGTATAAGCCACTCCGGCGAACCGTTGCGGAAAAAGTCGCGCAGCTTATCAACTTGCTCCTTGGAGAATTTTTCTTCCGTTTCCATGTCAAGCCACCCTTAGAGCTTCTTGCCCGTGTAGAGCGATTTCGGCAGGATTACCTCGTCGCCCAACTTGTCGCGGATTTTTACGTTGATGTCGTCTTCGGCCAAGACCGTGCCCGTATAAAACGACTTGTCGCTTCCACTTCCCCTATTGTGGAAAGTGTAGGTGCTGCCCACCTTGTACATTCTGTTTTCCATATCGTTTTCCTCCGGCGTTCTGCACGCCCGGCAGCTTTATCGCCGTGTCTATTTAAAAGGAGGCTCGGCTGCGGGGTTAATAGAAAGTGTTAAACCCCTTCATAGATTATCATAATTTAGCAAAGGGGGGATGGGGGCAGGTCGCGCGGTTGTTTGTTTGTATGTTGTAATTTGTATTTTTTACTTTAATAGATTATTACAATCTATTAACATTGTTAATAGAAAGTATTAAGTGAGATTTTGATTTCTGCGTCTGTGCTTCGGCGATGAACTCACAAAGCATCCCAATTTGCCAAATTATATTAATCTATTAAGGGGTTTAATAGAAAGTATTAAATGATAAGCAGGAGAAAGGAAGATTGCGTCAGCCTCCAAGCCAAATACCCGCACCTGCCCGCCGGGGGGCGCGAAGCGGGCTTTATTCTTCCTTTCTCCTAATCAAGCGGTTCGCGCTCTCAATCAATTCCTCGGCGAACATTTGCGCTTCCTGTTTCAGTGCTCTTTTGAGCCGTTCGTCATTTTTTTCCAGAAGGCGCGCGTAAAAGCCCTTTAAAGCGCGTTTTGCGGCACGCTGGCGCATTATCAAGCCATTTGCTGTGGTTATATAGCGATGCACCAATTCCCCCCTTCTTTGGCAGTTTTTGGGGGTTTTATGCATGCTCATCACTTTACCGGGAAGATGTGTTCCCAGATGCCGCTGGCCACTGTTCCGGCAACCGCCAAAAGTCCCCCAAGGAAGCCAAGTTCAATTCTGGTTATCCTATTGCTATGGTTTCTCATCCTTGTATCATTCCCCTTCTGGATTTCGCAAAGCGTGTCAAACCTGCCTTGGTGGGCTTGTATCAGAGGTTTAAGCTCATTGATGTTATTATCTATGCTTATGAGTTTTTGGTTGATGCTGTTGTTTGCCTCAAGCTGTCGCTCCTTAAAGTCGCGGAACTCCTGCTTAAGCTCAACGAACTCCCGATTGTCGCCGTTCATTTGACTACCTTATCAGGCGCGAGGGGATTTTTTCTTGTCTGCTCCAACTCCTTGCCAATATGCATTAGGGTTGAGAGCGGAAACTTTCATTTGCAGCCAATTGAGCGCCATAAGGACTATTGCCGCGAACTGCCACTCCATTGCATAAGTGGTAATCGCCCAAATGAAAAAGGCGGTTGCCGCAGGCACAAGCAGCACCATCCCATGTTTGAATAGGGATAGCTGCGTTTTGTGCTGGCTGAAATACTCCTCTACTGGGTTCATAGCCTCATCTCCCCGCGTGCCCGTTGCTTCTGTTTGGGCTACGCAGAAAATATATCCTCCTGACAGTGTATTTGCGTAGTACTTGTAAATCCCCGCACCGGCTTTCTGCCGTTCTATTGGGTGCAGGAGATTGACCTTGTTGTTGAGCTTCTTCACAAAATTGATTGGCGTATATTCGTTTGAGAAAAGCAAAGCGTTCAGCTGCATGCTTGTTTTTGTCGGGACTATGCGCTCGTGTCCAATTCGCTTTTCAAGCTCGTTTGCAGAGATTACTTCTGGATTTTCTTCCACAATATCGGTCATAATAGCCTCACCTTCACATTCCTAAGCATCTTTGGGAGCTTTTGTACGTCCTCCCCGTACCACGCACGGAAGCTCTGCGCCCTTGTACCTGCATCGCCTGACCATGATTTTTTTTCATCATAGCTGAACCATGTAAATTCAGGCCCCATTGCATCTTGCTTGTCATTCAGCAGGGGGAGCGCGAGCGCGTCAATTTCGGTTCCGTAGGGCGTTGTTGAGTTGCAGTGCCGCCATTTGCAGTCAGAGGAAAAGTAGCCATTTGTCGCGTGCCCTTCCTTGCTGCCCCTTGTCGTGCAGCCGATTATCCGCAATAGCTCCCTTGGGATGCCTGCGGTTCTCCAAAGCACGTGCATGAAGACCGCCCACCCGTCGCAGTCGTCGCCTATGCCGTATTTTTTCATGGAGTAGTAAAGCTCAATGAAGAACTTCCAAAACTCATTCATTCCGGTTGTGGAGTTGTCAAACTGGTATTTGTAGGGGATGCTTCTCGTCACCCATATTTTCAGGCGCATGAGCGAAATGTCGCAGGCGCGGTGGAACGTGCAGCCCTTTTCCTTCATAATGTCAAGAACCCATGCGTTTGCTTTATCCACGCATTCCACGGCTTCGGGTAAGCCTATCCCTGCCTGCGCCCATGCCTGCACCCGCATTGAGAACAGCTTGTCGGGCTTGTTGGGGATGCACCTGCCAATGTAGATTACTTCCGCTTCCGGGTATTTTGATTGATAGACGTTCAGGATTGCCTGCGTTTCCTTTGACAGCATGCTCAAGTCTGTTTGCATTTTGCTTTGGATGGTCATGGCGTCTATCACGCGCTGCAGGCTAAGGATGGAGCTTTCCTGCCCTGCGATTGCGATTTGAAGCTCAGCAATGGTAGCCTTGTTTTTCTTATCCGTATCTACTAATGCCTGTTGCGCCTGGACAAGCTGTTTTTTGAGCGACGTTAGGGAAGTCTGCTGCGCCTGCAGTTCGCGCTCCTTCGCTTCAATTGTGGCATCTGCAATGGCGAGGTTTGATGAGATTGCTTGCTTCTCTGTAATTATTCGCCCGCATGCCAGCTTTTCCAAAAAGTTATCCGCCATGTTTCTCACCTTTGCACTTTTCAATTTTTAACCCTTACGCAAACGCCTTAATCTCCACCGCATTGACGCGCGACATCAACTGCCCAAGGCTCATTGTCAGGTCGGACACTTTTATGCCGAGCGTCGTTTCGGTGAAGATTCCGTTTGCGTTGTAGGTGTGCTTTATCTCCCTGATTTGAAGCTGCCCGCTCAAGTCAAAGATTGGCACGTCTGCGGTGATATACTGCAGGGGTTCGGAGTGTGCGAGGAAATAGCTCTTTACCTTGTACATCTTCACGGGATTTTTGTAGGCTGCTATCCAAGCGTTTGCAAAATTGTTGCAGTCAGCATTCGTGGAAAGGGAGGAAATCGTTATGCGCTTGCCCGCGCGCCCGTAGGTTGCAATGCTCGTTGCGTCCTCTGTTGCGCTGCCGCTGTTGCTCACTACGCCGCTTGTCTTGCCGAAAACTATTACCGAATTGCAGAGGAGTTCTTTGCTTTTCTCCTCGCTCACTGTGATGATGTTTTCCGCGAAGGTCAGGTAGTCGGTTGCAGGTGTCGCTTCCACAGTTTCTATTTTCTTCACAACAAGCGCCTTGTCAAGATTGACGTACCACACATATTGGAACATGTCGCAGATTTCAGTAAGGCAGGTGAAAAGGTTTTTGTTGAGGAAGTCCATTGTGAGCAGCGAGCTTGTGCCAGTCAAGACCGTGCTGCTGTCTGCTGTAAAATCTATCTGGTAATTTGCCATGAGGGCTATTATTGCAGTGCCCGGCTCAACATTCACGAAGCTGTTTTGGTTGGAAACCGCGCTGTTGGGCGTGTAGCTTTCAAGAAGCCTCTGCGAGTATTCCTTGGCGTTGAGCTTCATATTGAGGTTGCCGGAGAGGTCATAGCTGGGATTTTCCACAAAGCCCCCCCAAATTTTATTGGCGCTTGTCATTGGCACGTCTTCCGAGAGGTAGATTTCCACCTCGTCGCCCTCATTGACCGCTCCGTAGATTGCTTTATCCACGTCCTCAAAGGTGATTGTTGCCTTACCAGAGCCGAGGTTTGCGGAGCGTATGCTTGACATTTCCACGACGTTTTGATAAACCGCCTTGTTGATGAGTACCCTTACGCGCTCCCAAGGATAGACCGTAATCTGTCCGGGCACTATTGCCGAGCCGGGCACAATGAATTCTCCTTCAAAGTCTGGCATAATATCACGAGTAAATCGTTCCATTCAGCGTCAGGTTGAAAGTTTGCCCCCTTGGGTTTGGGTTGTTGAAATCTGCCCAGCACCAAAGATTGCCTTGTCCGCTTTGCGCGGCAAGCGTCCAGAAGACTCCTTCTTCGTAAAGGTCTCCCATTTTCTGCTCTTGCGGAATTTGCATCAGAGAGTTCCACGTTGAATTGTAATAGCATTGTACAAAAGAACCGAGGAGAGAAGTATCTAAAGTGCCATTTGTTCCAGTTGTACCCGCCGAGCCGCCTGTGCAATCGTAGCCGGAAGCTCCACCCGACCCGCCTGCTCCGCCGCTTCCACCTGTGCGCGAGATGTTGCCTGTTGCAATTAAAGTATTGCCGCGAAGAAAAACATCACCAGCGTTGCCGCCCCCGCCTCCGTTTCCGCCCCAACCGCATTGGGCGCCACTGTAGCCTGTGGTGACTGCGCTTGCGCCATTTCCACCATTACCTCCATTGCCTGCGCTCGTGTTGATATTGCCCGTGAAGTAGAGCTTTAAGGCGGTTGCGAAGAAGTGCGGGCTTGAATTTCCAGCTACGCCTCCTCCTCCACCCGAACCTGCCGCGCCTGCGCCTCCGCTGCTTGAGGAAGCTGCAGCATTCCCTCCAAAAGCGGAGCCTGCGTTTCCGCTTGAGGCACTTCCACCTCCGCAGGTATATACGCCTCCGCTTCCTCCGCCTGAAAGGGCGACGTATGGATTGCCGCTTGTTGAGCCGTCAGGTGCGCCTGAACGTGATACGCCCGAACCGCCTGGGCCCTCGCCAGGACCGCCAGGACCGCCCGCACCGTAGAACGAACCGCCGCCTCCGCTGCAGCCATTAACCACGCCCCCTCCCCTGCCACCAGCGCCATATGTGCCAGAGGTAGTTGTGAATGCCACGCCATCAACTATTTTTGTGCCTGCTGATGCGTTGAGGATATTTGCTATTGAAACATTGCCGGAGATATTCAAGGTATCGGTTGCATGTATCATCAAGACCGTGCCGTTTGTCGTCTGCGTAGAGAGGACTGTGCCAGCGCCGAGCGTGAAGTTGGTGAAGTTATAGCTGCGGTCAAGCGCCAAATAGAGGGTGTTGCCTGAAACGTTGTAGTCTGCAGGCGTGGTCATTGAGCCATAGGTCTTTGTTGTGGTTGTGAAATTCACTGCGCCAAGTGCTCCGTTTCCGAGCGATTGATTGGAATACTTCAGCTTTATTTGCATTGTTGAAGAATTGTTTTGGCAGTTGAAAGCACTTACGTTGCTTGTATTCGTGGCTGTCGTGTTGCCGAATTTGACTTGGAGCGTTGCGTTGCTTGCGAAGGCTGATTTTGAATAATTGACATATACTTCTGTATTGCTGAGCGTGGAGGCGGTTGCCCAATTACCGTCCATCCATGCGCCGCTTGAGCCATAAGTTCCAGATGGAAGTGCACCACATGTCCCCCGCACTGTAGCTGTTTCTTGATAGCAGATTGACGGCGAGGGATTGTAAGGCGCGATTACCGAGATATTCTTAAAGGTCGAATTGAAGCTCACCGCCGCGCTCGATGAATAGTTATCAGCGCATTTGAACGTAAAGCCAGCGATGTCATTAAGCACCTTTCCGATTACCTGCGCCGCGAATGGCTGTGTGTTGTTGATGATGTAGAGGGGATATGTGTAGCTCTGATTGACGGGTTCTACATCTTTTGCCCATGCGTGAATGGGACGCAGTGAAAGTCCGGTTATGGCTGCGCTGTATGCTGCGGTTATCATTGGCATTTGCGTTGGAGTGAGAGGCGCAAAATCTGCGCACCCTACAAAATTGCATGTGAATTTTCCATCCGCCGTGCTGTTATTGTACGGATAGTGAGTGCCAGTTGTCCCGATAAAAAGCCCTGCGATTGAAGAAGGAACTGCTCCGGAAATATTCCGCGAACCATTCAAGACGTTTGCATACCGATTACCCTGATTTAAACCATTGTAGGAGCAGTTGTAAAAATTCGTGCCGTTGGTGTCATAGACATAGGCTTGAGCCGTAGCCAAGAAATCATTTAAGCAAAAGATATTCCGCCCCGAGCCTGGCACTTCAACGCTCAAACTTCTGGATGATGAACCAACAATAGAGTTGTTTATGAGCGTATTGTTGTTGCAATTCGTTTGCAGTGCTATGCCGTATGTAGAACCATTGAAGGATGAATTTGCAATGATGTTGTTTGAACTATTCAAGCTCAATGTCATTGCATTATATGAGCCATAGCCGACGACAGTCAAGTTTGAAAGAACGTTGTTGTTTCCACGAGTGTAAATATATATTGGAATATTTACCGCATACAGCCTTGAATTACTAATTGAATTGAATGTACTGTCTGTGAGCATTCCGAGCGCGCGCGAGTTGGTCACTGTGCTATTGGCGAAGACGTTTTGTATTGTGATGTTGCTTGCTCTTGTTAAGCAGATTGAATAGCCAGAATTGCACTCAGACACGACCGCAGAAGCCGTAGTCACGTTTATGTTGAGAATTGCTCCTTTGGAGATTGTGGTGTTTCCAATTTGAATGCCTGTTGCAAAACTTGATATATTGCAGTTCTGTATAGTGGCATTGTTGGCAAGCACATAAACTCCGCGTGAATTTGCTGTGTTTGCCCCTGTGATAGAGTAGCCTTTGCAATCCAATGTGACATTTGCAGCAGTGATATTGAAACAGCTTACATTCGTTGAAGAAGAAGCATTCATCGTATATAATGCACCTGCCACGTCAAGGCTCACATTGCACGACACGTTGCCGGCGCCTGTGCCTGTTTCCAAGCCATCCCAAGGATTGCGCGGAGCGGGCTGCAGCACAAAGCCAAGCAGGGCGAGCGCGAGAAGCCCGATTGCTAAGACTACATGCTTGAATTCCATGCTATTCCTCCGTGAAGATGAAATCAAAGGGAACGTAGCTTCCCTCAATCACGTTGTTGCAGTCCATCCTGAGCCAGCAGTAGGCATTTGCGTTGGTGCTATTGACGTTCAGCAATCCTTTATATCCCGTTGTTTGCGAAAGCAAGTTCCAGCCCACAAGCCCAAGCCCAGGCGGTTTGTATTGGTCGCAGCGTGCATAGACCGAAACGCCAGCAGGCACAGTGTTGTTGAGGAAAAGCGTGTAGTTGCGAAGCACTGTTGTGTTGTAGTTTTGGATGCGGAAAATGCCTATGCCTGCCTTTTGCCCTGTTGGGGTCATGCCCTCAATCGTTGGGAAAGCGCATGCGAGCTTGACCGAGGTTTGCCCTGTTGGGAGGAATATCCCAAAGCCGGAAACGTTCAGGGAGTAGTTCGTGCCGAGAGCATATTTGTAATTCGCCTTGTCTGCGGAGCATTGCCAGTAGTGCGGGCCTGCGAGAAGGATTGCGGTGTTCTGGTAGTAGTAGGTCTTGCTCGTGCTGTTGAAGGACATTGCATAAGGCACGCCGTCAAGGTAGAGATAGGGGGTTGCTGCTTCAATTGGCGTTCCGCTTGAGTTGGAGTAGTTGCAGGAGAAGAAGATTGTGCTTGTGCTTACTGTGCCGTTGGGGGTTGCCTGCCCAGATACATTCGCCTGCATATCCGTGAGGTTGAAATTCACGATTGCGGGCGAGGAGAAAATGCCGGAGGAGTTGTTGAAGGCTATCACGCGCATTTTTGCGTTGTAGGGGTAATCCGTGCCCTGCCTGTGCGTGTCAAGAACGGGCGTGCCATTGTTGCTGCTATTGAATGGAAAGCTGTAGTAGTCGGGCGAGAGCCAAGTCCAAGTGCTGCCATTGTCCTTTGAGAAGGAAATTAGGAGCGTTGTATTTGCAGGTTGTGTGGCATTTACGGAAATGTTCTGCAGGTAGGCGGTGAAGTTTGAGGTTGCATTTGGCACGACGAATGAGGCATTTGTCGGGGAAAGGCAAGTGGCTGCAGAGGTTGTCGCTGCGGGAGAGAACCTTGACCAATCCATACCAGTCCAATTGCCACAGTAAGCTACATTCCAAACGCCATTAGAACCGCTTGAGCAGCCGCTTCCCCCCGCCCCGCCTGTAGCGGTCAGCATTGCCAAGCTGCAGGTAATGTTGTTGCTCACTACGATATTTGAAGTGCCGCCTTTCCCGCCGTTTGCGCATGCGCCATAAGTGCAAGCAGAGCCACCTGTGCCGCCAAGAGCATTCACAGTTGCGGTGTTGTTGAAGTAGGTAAAGTTGCCCGTAATGTTGCCTGCATCACCTCCGAGCTTGGCGGGCGAGCCAGTGGAGCGCACGCATACCGCATTCGCGCCGGAAGTCGCAGAGAGGGTGATTGCACCAGTTGAGGCAAAGTTGGTTTTCACAAGGGGATTGAAAATGAGTTTTCCGCCATTGCCTCCAAGTCCTCCCGAAGCCGAGCAGTAGTTGTAGCTTGATGCGCAGTGCGCGCCGCCATTGTCAGCAGTAATGCCAGCGCCGGATGTTCCCGCCGAAAGCGTGATTGCGCCCGAGCCGCTCATGTGCGCTGCGGTGATATTGAGCGTTGCGCCTGTTCCGCCGTCGCCCCCTCCATAGCAGCAGGGCACATAATAGGAGCAGTCTCCGTAGTGCCAGCAGTTGCTAATTACCCAAGGAGCAGGCCCCGCAAGACCGTTTCCTGTAATCGCGCCATCGTGCGTGAAATTCATTGTTGTGATTGAGAGCGTATAGGGCGGGTTTGCGGGCGTGATTGTGATGCTGCCTGTTGCGCCAAGGTTTATGCTTTCAACCGCAATGATGCTCACGTTTGAATTGACGGTGATTGCCGCATCTATCTGCAGGTTGCGTATGTAGTACGTTCCAGCGGAAAGGGATTGCGGGTTTGAAACTATGCAGTCGGCAGAGCCGCAGCCGGGGAAGATTATGCCGCGCGTGCTTGCGAGGGAGAAGGTCAGGTTTTGGTTGAAGAATGTTTCGCTTGTGCCGGGATTTTCATTCTGCACGACGCGCAGGGGTTGGCAGGCTACATTGCCTTCCACAGCACTCACGCTATCGCACGTCCAAAGAAGCCAGTCGGTTGAGTTTTGGGCGCATGAGGTGTAAGAGCCTGGCGTGCCATAAGAAACCGAGTTTATCGTCTTGGTCGTGTTGGGATGCACCTCCCAAATGCAAGGCACGCTGCTGCCAGCATAAAGCCATTGGGGAGCGGGAAGAAGCTGCGCATAAACGCCGCCTATTTGGGGCGTTCCCCATGCTTCCGTTGAAAGCTGCGGGGGTTGATTGAAGCCTGCAAGCGCAAGGAAAACTGCTGCGCCAAAGGCGAGGATTGCAAACCCGAATTTCAAAAGGTCTTTTGCCTCCATCTAAACCCTCCCCAAATTCACCGCATCGGAAACCTCAACGAGTGGTATGCTCCATTTCACTATTCGCGCGGGCGAGCCGTCCATGTCAAACTTCACCTTGCCGAGCATGTAGTAGCATTTGGCGGTTGTGCCGAATATTCCGGGCGCGAGCAGGCGCAGCGTTCCGTTGAATTCCTGCTTGAGCAGAATGTGGAAGCAGTTGTAGTTGCTGCTTGCCTGCGTGTTGCCTGTTGTCGGGTCAAGCCCCATTGAAAGGCATTTCAGATAGTGGATAAAGTCAAGTGGTCGCCCCTCAAACGTGCTTGCGTTCCAAGTGTCGTCAGTTGGCACGAACTCGCCGCTTACGGTTATCAGCCCCGCTATTGTCTGCGGGTCGTTGCCCTTTGAGTAGGACTTGCCGGGAACCTTTTGGTCGGTCTTTATTGAGCGCGAGAGGTCGTAGGAGAAGGGGGTTATTTTGAGCTTGAACACAGGCGTGCCTGCGCCTGTTGCCACTTCGGAAGGATTTGCGTCCTTCGTGTAAATCCAAAGCTCGTCTTGATTTGTCATATTCTCACCTTGACTGCGACCTCCAAAGTGTTGCGAATTCCTGCTGCACGGTTTCAACTACAAACTCGCGGTTTTTCTCGTCTATGTTTCCCGCCACGTTGAGGTTCAATACGAATGTTGGAGCGCCCCCTCTAAGGCCTGCGAGCTTGTGTTCGGGGATAACGTACTCGTTCTCGCCCCCTTCGCCTAAGAGAGCGAGGGTTGGCTGCGTGATTATGCCGCCTGCAGCCAATGGAACGACTCCGCTTGCCGCCAGACCTTCCGCCCCTTGTGTCAGTTCAACGGAAACTTTAGAGCCGCCCTGGATAATGTTTTTCACCCATCCCGAAACGCTGTTGATTGCGTCCTCAATTCCTTTGGCAAAGTTGTTTATGAGGTCTATGCCCCATTGGATGCCTTTTGCGACAAAATCCGTGAATGCTTTTGTCACGTCGGTGATAAACTGTTCAATGTTTTTCTTGACTGTTGCTCCGATTTCATTCACGGACTTTGAAAAATCATCCCACAGCTTGTCCCACTTGTCTTTTATTGACGTGAAAAACTCGCTCATTGCCGTGGCTACTGGTTCAATTACGAACGTCTGAATTGAAACTACGAGGAGATTTCCGCTTGCCCCAGCTACCGCTCCTATTCTATTTATTAAATCGCCAATGGGGTCTTTTCCTGCCAACCAATCAAATGCTACAACTATCTGGTCAAGCAAACTGTCGGTGAGCGGTCTAAGTGCGCGCCCAACCGCCTCCATTGCGTTTTCAACCTTATTTGCCGCTTGCTTTTGTTTTTCCATTCCTGTGACTGATAATTCGCGAGCCTCGTTTGCATTTTTTATCGTTTCAATTTCCTTATCCTGTGAAGTTTTCAAGCTGTCAATTTGGGTTGTCAAGTCCGAGGCTGCCTTTTGAGCTTCTTCCATTTTTGCCTTGTATTCGGTGAGCTTGTCATTGACTTCTTTTTGCCGGTCTGCGATGTCCTCCTTCTTATCCGCTATGTCCTGGTCAATGTCGCCAACACGTTGGGTTAAATCCGCAATCTCCTTCTCCCCGTCCTTTTGAAGCCGATTGCGCCTATCTGTGGCGTCCTGCAGCCGTTCCTGCGCGCGTATAAGCTTTTCCTGCTTGCGTGCCTCTTCGTCTTGGTCAGCCGCGTGTTCTTGATTTATCCTATTGACATCAAGCTGCGCCCGCATCACTTCCTTATCGGCCTCCTTCATCCTGTCTGTTTGTTCATCCTGGGCTTCGGTTATGTCCTGCACCGCCCTTTCGCGCGAGGTGTTCAGGTCGCGCAACGCCCTTTCCTCTGATTTTGTCATGCCAAGCTGCTCATTGAGTTTTGCGATTGTGTCGGAGTATTCTGATATTTTATCATTTACGCCGTCAAGTTCCCTGTTTTTTTCTTTCAGGGCATCTGCATATTCGCCTTCCTCTCTAAGAAGTATTTTGACAGCTTTTTGAACAGAGATGTGTCTGTCTGCGGCGGTTGCCAGAATATCCACGGTGTCGTCCATTGCCTGCTCAACGGAGCGCCCAGAATTTACAAGAAGCTGGAAAGCTTGTGCCGTGTCGTCGGTTTCAAACCCAATTGCTTCCATTTCATCGTTCAGCTGAGTTATAGCCTGCTTTGCCACGTCAAAACTGCCAACCGCGTTTGCCGCAGCCCTCGCTCCGTCGGTTATTGCCTGCTCCTCCTTATTTGCAGCATCAACGCAGGCCATCAGGGTTGCCGCCACAACCCCGCCAGTTGCGATTAGGGGGGCAAAATCAGAAACGAAGTTGCCTGCACTTTTGCCGCTTGCCTTGACATTATCGCTTAGCTGCGCAAACTTTTGGGAAGCAAAGTCCTGCGCCTGCAAGATGAACTTTATTTCGTGGTCGGCCATGTTTTTCCCTCGCGCCATGCCTTTCTGAATTCATGGAACCTCTTTCTAAATGCCTCCTTCTGCTTCGCTTCCGAGCGGGCGCTTCTTTTCCTGCTCCCTTTCAATACCGCAACCGCATCTAATAAATTTATCGCGTCGCCGAGCTTTATCCTTGAGGAGTATTCAAGGGTGTAGCCTGTTGCTGCGGAGATGAGGTATCTTGCGGGTGGGTTTCCGTCGTCGGTTTGCCCTTCGTCGGGCTCTCTGATAAAAAATCACTATTCGCTTTCCTGTAAAGCTCCATTATTTCGGAGGTTTTGTCTGCCTTGAAACGCGGGGCTTTTTCGGCTATTTGATTGACGTACTCCCTGAATTTTGGAAGGTCAAGCCCTGTTTTTTTTAGAAGGTCGTCGGATGAAAGGAGGATGGCGCGCACGGTTTCCACAAAAAGGAGCGTTGTTTTTGGCGCGTCTGGATTTGTCGCCGCCAGGTCTTTGTATTTTTCCCTTGCGTTTGCCATTATTTCCGAGCCTTCAGTGTTCAATTGCTCCACTATGAACGGCTTGCCGTCCATGATTTCCGGTATGCTTATCTCGTTTTGCATTTGCACCACTCTCCAATTTCAATTTCTCATGATATGCCGTAAGTTTGTTTCGCAAGAAAATCCGCGCTTGCGATGGCGCGTGCATTAATGTCCTTTCAACGTCGTAGATTTGAGAAGCTTGGCAATTGCCGCACCGCAGCACCATGAACTTGCCCTCTGAGAAAAATTCTTCTAATCTCATCGGGCACATGCAACGCGGGCAATCCCAACTCATGTAGAGTGTGGCTCGCTTGAAATTTAAAAAGCAGTAGGTTGGTTTAAAAAATAATAGGAAAGGGGGAGGGGAAATTGGAAAAGCCCTCCCCCCAATTGACGGGCGGCAGGTCTGCTTACAGGTTTGCCTGGATTGTGATGTCCGTGTCGGGGTCGCGCACATTCACGTCCTGCTCCGGCAAAACTCCTTCGGAGGCGCTTCCCATTTCAAGCGGCATGCTTCCAAGCCAGCAGTTGGTCATTGTCACCAAGAGGTATTGGCTTGCACTTTTCATCACTTTTGCGGTGATGGTCACAAACTTTGGCTTGCCGAGCGAAACGAGCTTCTGGCCCGCGCCATAGACCGTTACGTTGTCGTTGGCGTTCAGCACTGCGGGAATTATCGCGCTTGTCACCGTCTTGAACTTGGTGTTGCCATAGTAATAGACGGTAGTGGAGCCTGTTGCCTGCAGCGTGAATGAGATGTTTTCGGAAATGGGCGCGTCGTTTGCATCTGTGCCGTTGATGGTCACTGCTCCCGCCGAGTACCCGTCGGTTGAAATGATTTTCAGCTTTATGGTCATCGGGGCGCTTGGAGGTGTCCATGAGGCGGTTATGAACTGCGCTGAGCCTGTGCCTGATATTGCCGCGTGGAGCGTTTCGTCGGAGGTTGTGGTCACGTTTGTGCCGTCGTTGAACGCATCAATCATCAGGTCGCCGTCAATCAGCCCGTACTTGAGCTTTATCTTCGGGTCTATTTTGCCCGGAAGGTTGAGGTCTGACCATTTGCCGCCGCGAGGGATTTTCACCACATCACGCGGAAGGTCAAGGGTCATCTTGCAGTAAGCGAAGGCGACGCCACCATAAGTGACCACGCCATCAACTCCTGTGTAAGTATTCACGCCTGTTTCGGTTGCCATACCACCACTCTCCGGCTTTGAAAGCCTACGATGTTCTTTAAAACCTATCGGAACCCATGCGCTGCGACGAGGATTTGCGTCCTGCGCACCGGAGGGGTTATTGTCCCATCCGTTAGGTCTTGACCATCATTCACGACTTCAAAGTACCGCGTGTTTGCATCTGCGGATTTGCGGCTTGCCTTTATCGCGGTGAGCAGTTCATTGACCATTTTCCAATTGAGCTTGGCTGCATTTTCGTAGCTCCCGCAGGTTTGGCACCACACATTGACCACATAGACTTGGCGGTACTTGCTTGTTGCGCCGTTTGCATCCAGCCCTTCCGTGCCGCTTCCAAGGGCTTTTATCGTGTATTGGGGCTTGAGTTCGCCTGCAGTTGTTCTTTCCTTGTCGTCAAGCCAGCCTATTCTTACCAAGTAGCTTATCGCAGGCCCGCCCGCTTCCGGCGGAATGGTTATCCCCGAAATAATGGTTTTGAGCAAAATCAAAGGGTCGTTCATTATGGCAACCTCTTGAGCGCAACTTCCAAGTGCGTTTTCTTTTGGACTATCCCCCTCACTTCATACGTTATTGAATTGTAGCCTACCCTGTCGTCTTGCGCGATTGTGGCGGTGAGCTTGAGGAGAGCTATTGCATCACCAGGCTGCAGGTAGCCGAATTCCGCATTTACCTCGTTTGCCTCAATGATGTGCAGCCTGCCAACCGCATTTATGCCGCCCGAATATGTGCGCGTCTTTTCCCCATAGGTATCTACCGCAGAATTTGAAGCGGTGTAGATGATGAGCGTTTCCCCTATCACGTTATCCCAAAGGGCTTCAAGGGCTGTTTTGTCTGGTGTTGCCATCAGTTTTCACCGCCTACTGCCACGCTGATTTTTTGCGGCACAAGGGCTTTAAGGCGCTCGTAGTTTGCAATGAGCGCGGAGGCTATTGTGTCGCCGTCGTTGTAGGTGAGCGAAACGTCGCCGTCTGTGTAGGACTTGACCGCGCCACCAGATGTGCTTGTCATGCTTGCGGCTGAAAGGGCTTTCATTGCTACGATGCAGGCTGCAAAGTCGCGTATCTGCCCTGGCACGCTATTTGTTCCCCAAGTGTATGTCACTGAGATATTCTCATGCCCTGCAGCTTCCCCTTCAATTTTTTGGATTGGGGCATTCAGGCATTCTATAACGCCTGCATTGGCATCCGCAATCCAAAAGTCCGTTCCGAGCGTAAGCGTCGCGCTATCAACAATAAGCTCCGAAATTGCCTGTATCGGGTAGTTGGTGAGCATGATGTAGGGTGTGCCGTCGCCGGAGTGCTTTTCTTCTGTTGAGGAATTTGATGAGAATTTGCGCCCAGAGTATTCGTTAATGAATTCTGTTGCCGTAGCAATCCACATCATCACGTCAAGTGTTGATGGTGTTGTGGCATCTGTATATATTGCGCCAGTGCATGCCTCCACGTCGCCAATTGAACAGTAGAAAATCGTAGCCTGAAATGGGTCGGATTTTTCGCTTTCAACATCAGTACCTTCATCGTAATAGGAGTACATGTACCAATCTGTTGATATGCCTTCCTCGTCTGTATAGACGGTATCCGTAATGTCAAGTGTGACAAGGAGTTGATAAGCGCCTGTTTCAGTTGCACATCTGTAAAGATTGCTATGCGTCCAGCCAGAGCCAGTCAGTGGTTTTTCCCAGAAAACGTCATTTCCCATAAAAATCACCTATGGATTTATCGCAACTCCGGGCGTTGGCCTTGCATTGCTCACCTTTATTGCTTGGCTATGACCTGCCTTGCCTGCCTCTTTGTCCGCGGATGCTTTTAATCCTTTCACTATTGAACCGGCAAATATGCTGCGAGTGGTGCGCGCTGCATGACCTATTTTTGGCTTCCCGCGAAGCTCAATAACTACAATCGGTTCATCTTCAAACGGCATTTTCTCACTCTATGTAAAGCTTGTATCTTGGGGATGTCCTTGTGCAGTTGTTTCCAGCATAGTCCATCCACGCCCAGATAAATTCTTCTTCTGTTGAAATCTCCCCCAGCGATTGGTTTGTCGTGTTGATTTTTATGCCATCCATGCATTTGTCGTGTCCGAGGGCAAGCGTCAGGTTGTAGCATGGCGCGATTGAAGCGTTTATGCGTGCTGACACTGGAAGAGGGGGGCTTCCTGCGTTGGAGTGCCTCACCCTATAGACCCCTGTTCCGCTTTCTGTTTGGTTTGTGGCTGGAAAACAAGTTGTCCCGTTCCAAGGAAGCGTTGCGAATGTGGCGTTTGTGTCAAAGGTGTGGGTGACTGTGATGTATGCGTCTGGGGCTTCGCCATACCAATCAACCCCTTCCTCGTATGCGGTTGCCGTGGTAATATTTTCCCTGAGAATATTGCCACTGCAAGACCATCTGGCATATCTTAGGACTGGGGGGGTGTTCATAAGGCTTACTGTGAGAGTTAGCGTGGGAGGCTCCACTTCTTCATCTACAGGGCAATCTTCAAGTGAAAGGTTTGCATAGCCACCTCCATCCCTTATTCTCCACAATGAGCCAGCCCCCATTACCCCCCCTTCGTGCGTCACGTTGTCGGGAATAGCATAGACTATTATAAGCTGTGCGCCAACCACATTTCCGCTTTCAGCCATGCCCCAAGTCCCCCAGTTATCATCATAGACGTTTGCGCATGTTCTTGCCCTGTCCCAGTTTCCTGTGCAAGTGTATGAGCCTACCCCTTCAGCCGTGCATACGGGAGTTCTTGCATTTTCGTCGTAGCAGAATGAGCCGCCTGCGCCTGTAAGAAGCTGATTTGGCGTTTGAGGCTGAAAAAAAAGCCAGGCTAATATGGCAATGGAGATAAAAGAAAGCGCCGCTAATGCCAATTTCAAGGTATCTGCAGCTATTTTTGACATCTATCCGCACCATTTTGCGGATTGCGCCGCGCTCGCGTTCCGCTTTTGTCATTCCCACATGCCGCGCGGTTCGGGCTTTTTTGCGTTAGGTGTTATCAGCGCAAGAGCACGACTTTTGCTTCTGCCTTGAGCTTGTTGCTCTGGTTGTAAAGATAGCTCGCCTGTGCGGCGGTTATGCTCGTGTTGAAGAAGCTCAACTCGTCATAATACGCCCAAAGGCTGTACTTGTAGCTCGTATTGTGGGTGAAATAGCCATCCCCAAGGAACCAGTGCTGATTGCTGAAGTTCATATTTTGCACTGTGGTTGGCGTGTCGTTTGCAACAAGCGCGCCATTGTAGTACATTTTGGCATCTGTCCCGTTGAAGGTAAGGGCAAAGTGCGCCCATCCCGTCACGTTGAAAATGCCTTGAGTGCGCGTGTAATTGACTGTGCGGTAAGTCACATTGGTGAAAATCTGCCACTGCACTGTGGTATTGTTGAGCGCCACAAGAGCGGTTGTGTTCGTGCCGTTGCCTGTTGCATTGAGGATGCCCCAATTCGCCCCCTTGTGGAGCAGCGCTGCGGTTGCGTTTTCCGGCAGGCCCACGCGCGGGTTGAACCAGAATGCCCAGGTGGAGTTCGTGCGCGTCACGTTTATGAGGTTGGTGTCGTTGATGCGCATGCTTTCGTTGGAATAGGTATTGACAAGCTCTATTGCATAGCTTCCAATTGCACCCGTTTGCCAGCTTGTCCCTGTTGGGTCTTGCCCAAGCTCCGCGGCGGTGTAGAGCCTTGCGGTTCCTATTGAGGCGTTTGTCACGTTGCCCCTTCCTTCCTCAAAGCGCCAATTCGCCGCGAGGGTTGAGTTGGCGTTCAGGGTCGCGCCGTTTGCAAAATTGCTGATGCATGAGAGGTTAATGTTCCCAAAATTGGTGTAGTTCGCAACTGTGCGGTTGAGGAACGTCGTGCCGACTGTTACGTTTGTCTGAAAAATCTGCGTGTTGTTGTCGTCGCGCAGAGTGCAGGAAATATCCTCGCCGCCCGTGTTGGTCAGCCGCCAGTATTGGATGCGCCCAAAGGCATTTCCAAAAAGGGTATCTTCGCTGCCCCAGTTTGGCTTGTCAATTTTAGCCTGCCTGTAATCGTAGCCTGTTCCGAAGAAATCAGCTTTTGTCTGTTCCGCGAAGGCGGAGGCTGCCAAGAGCAGCAACGCAAACATGAATACCTGCTTGAACATGGGCATCCCTCCTTTTACTCTGCCTTGCTCAAGCAATGTACTTGAGCTTCACGCGCACGCTTACCCCAACAAGCGCTGTTGGCGTTCCTGTGAGGACAAGCGCAAGTGCGTCGCCCGCGGCAAGCTGCCTGTTGGCGAGCGTTGCGTGGAGCGAGCCGTTCTGGTTGGTGTTCGCGATTGCCTTCATATTTATTCCAGCCGAAAGCATGTCCGTGCCGGAAGCAGGCGCGGTTCCGCTTGCAACTTTCTTGAGCATGGTAGTCACTGCGCTGCCGTCCGAGCCTGCTGTTTCGTGGCGCTCGGTGATTTCCACAAGCTCCATTGCGGTTGGAGCTATGAAAAAGCATGTGGTGAAGTTTGCCGCTGTTTGTGGCTCGGTGTTTTTGAGCAGATGCTCAATTGTAATGTACTCCGAACCCATAGGGGCGCTGCGCCTTATGCGCTTGCCCACAAGGTTATCTGCGATATTTGCGCTTCCCATGAACATCACTTCCCGCGCTTTGTAATTGCCTGCATCCGCGCGGCGAAGCAGGACAGGGCGGGCAGTTTTCGGGCTTGCGCCCATCGCCCCCCGCCAGGAGCGCCCGTCATCCGGAGGTGTCTAAAAGAAAAAAACTCTACACAATCTTCTTGATGATTGCGTTTGCGGGTTCGTCCTTCACTGCAAGCGCGCCCATCCAGAACATTATGCTGTCGTCGGAGAGGGTTGTCCTTCCGAGGTCAAGCTGCGAAGTCTTGTAGAACTCCGCGAGGACGGTGCTGTTCTTGTCAATGATGTACATTTCCCTTGAGCCGCTTACCTTGCTTGCAACATAGCTGCTTGCAAAGACGGGAGCGTTCCTGTAGCTTTCCACCTTGAAGCCCGCGTTGATGTTCGTCATGCCCATTGGGATGTTGTAGGTGTTGTAGAACAACTGCGCGAGCTTGGTCTTGGTGTAGCTGTCGGTCACGATTATGAGGTCTTGCTCCCTCACGCCGTAATCAACGAGCTTGTCAATGTAGAGGTCAAGCGTTTCAAGCGAAAGCGCCTCTGCCGTGGTCGGGTTATACACATTGGTTGTCACGAGCTTGCCTATTCCATGGAAGGCGTTGCTGTCTGTTGGCCCGCCGTCCGAAGCTCCGCCCGTATAGTCGCCCTGTATCACACAGCGCTCAATCGCCTTATCAACCGCTGTCATTGCGATTGCCTGCTCGTTGCGCATGAGGTCAAGGTAGTTGGCTGTCGCCTTCTGCCCGAGAATGCCTACGTTCATCACATAGGTAAGCAGCTTGGTCACGACTGTGCTTTCACCATACGTTCCCTTCTGCGCGGCGAATGCCGAGGCTGCTGTTGCCTCTGTGGTGAATTTCGCAAAGTTGTCTGCGCTCTGCTTCTCCCAGCGGTAGGTGCTTTCCGGAACTGAAACCCTCTTAAGCTCATTGACAAAGGGCACCATTGCCTTTATTGTCGTGATGAGGTCGGGGTCTTTCCACACGGGCGTGATTGCGGTCACGTCCGAAAGCGCCTGCTTCTGGTTGATGAGCATCTTTGAAAGCTTTGCATAGCTTTCAGCGCCACCAAACCCAAACTTACCTATTCCTGACATGGGCATCTCCTCCCCGCTGTGCGGGCTCTATTCTTCCGCCTCAAGGCCGCGGTTTTTAGCCCAAGCCTTGGTCGCGTTGAACTTTTCATCTTTTTTATCTGCTTCCTTCGGCACGCCTGAATTTCCAAGCATTGCTGCAGGAACCTTCCCCTTCGGCGCGTTCTCAAGCTCTTTCACTTTTGCCTTGTACTCCGTGAGTTCATCGGCGATTTTCTTTTCCGCCTCCATCTTGGACTTGATTTCCGCTTCGTGCTTTGCCTGCAGGTCGGCGATCTCTTTTACTTTTGCCGCCTCAAGCTCCTTGATGCGCGCGTCATGAGTAGATTTTATCTCGTCAATGGTAGGGGCTTTTGTGCTTTCTTCCTTCACTTCTGGAGTTTTTGTTTCGCCATCTGCCATTTGACCACCATCCTTGAAAGCATCCGTTGTTTTTTTATTGCTATCGTTTCCGAGGTTGAACCTCTTTGCCATTGAAACGTAGGCATTTCGGTTTGACTGTACGGGAACGATAGAAGCTTCCACAAGCTCCGCTTCCGTGTGCATGTACCTGTCGCCGACCATTTTCCCGTTTTGGGGAATGAAGCCCACGCTCACGCCAACATCCTGCCCCATTTTTGAGGCTTCGTCAATTTGCGTTTTGATTTGCTGCGCGAGCGGGTTTGCAGCATGCGAGAAAAAGTTTGGCTCCATCGCAAGCGCGGTGTGCCCATCCACTTCCACGACTTTTGGATTTTGCCACACGCCAATGAAGCTCTGCATTGCGTTTTCGTGGTTTGCAAGCAGGGGAAGCGAGCCGCGCTGCGCCCATGCTTTTATCAGGTCGGGCGACATAAATTCATTGTCCCTGTCGCAGCTATCATCCGACAAAATGGCGCGGTAGCTCTCGCCCTCCTTCTTGACCGGAATAAAAAGATGCCTAAGTTCCCTGTCCATGAGTGTATTGCTGCTGATTACTTTTTAAGGATTTCTTCAAGCTTGGATTTTGTCGTCGGAAGCCTTGCCTGCGCAGGCCCGGAAAGATAATACTGCCCCTCCATGCGCGAAGTTCCGTCATGCACGAATGCGGCGTAGGGTGTGTTGTAGCCGATTATGCTTCTCAAGAAAGAGTGGTCGTGCGTGCCGGAGCGTTGGAGCGTTCCCGTATCAACAGGCACGATAAGCTGCGACTGAAAGAAAATGGCTTCCGCTTCGTCCTCAATTATCTTGTCCGTTTCTTTTGGAAGTTTCATTGCGGCTTCCTTGAGGTAGGCAACCGCTTTGTCCAGCCCCTCAACGTAGATTTTTACTTCGCCCCCTTCTTCTGCCACGGTTTCACCCGCTTGTACTTTTTGGTTGAGCGGTACGGTTCCCGCCCGCCGGGGTCTTCGCAACTCACTTGACCACCCTCACCACGTTGTGCCTGCAGTTGATGTGCGGCTCGCCCCCGTCGGTTGCCTGCATGATGCCGCGCAGGTCGTACGGGTTGCCCCTCTTGATGTCCTCGCATATTTCGGTTGTGCGCTCATCATCCGGGCCTACCCATTCGTAGTCGTAATCCTCGCCGCGCCTTTCCTCAAGCTCCTTGTAGCCTGCGAACCTGCCCCTATTGGCAAACCTGTTGCTTTCGGTTCTCGCAATCCGCTCAAGCCTGTAGGTTTCGGTGTCTGCGTATTCCCTCATTGCTTTTGCCATGTCGCGCTCGGACAATCCCTTGTCAAACGCTTCCATGATTACGCTTTTGAAGCCTTCCCTCTGGTTGATGGAGAAGACCTTTACCGCGTCAAGCGTGCCGTCCGTGAGCAGCATTGCCTCAATCGCCTTTTCGTCCGAGCGGTTGAATGTGGCGCCAAGAATTACTTTGGCATCCGCGTAGCTCTTTATTGAGTTGGATTTTGTGCTGCTGTCAAGCTGCCTGTGCAGGTGATTGACAAGCGCGAGCATTGCAGTTTCAAAGGAGGAAATGGATTTCTGCTTTTGCGCGGCTTCCTTTGGGTAGTGTTCTTTTGCCAGCTTCACGCTCTCGCGCACAAAGCGGTAATAGATGGTCGTGGTGTCCTTCTCAAATTTCGCGCGGTTCTCTGTTCGGGATGCTTTGTGCATGCGCAGGGCTTTTGTTTCGGTTTGCGCGGAGTTTCCCTCTACCGCATGCATGATTGCCGCGCAGTAGGCATTCGGGTCTTCCTTATCGCTATTCTGCTCAACGCAGTCTGCAAAATCATTGTACCCTGTGAATGGTTTTGTCTGCTGGCGCTTCGCGCGAAGCTTGCGCTCCTCTATTCCTTCTATATCAACTGCGCTTTCATCCTCATTGTCCTGCTCATCTTCGCCTGTGGAATTGGGAGGAAATCCGCCCGAGAAGAAGGGTGTGGGAGGTGAATTACTGTAGGTTTCATCCCCCCCAAGTTCCAAAGGCTCAAAACCTGCGACCTCGCGCAGTTCATCCTTCGTGAATGTGCCCCGTATGCCCGAAAGGATTTGCGCGGTTTCCGCTTTTGTCTTTGCGATTGTCGCATCCTTCTGCAGCGCGTCCTGCTTGGGCGTGACCTCGCAGAATTTGAATTGCAGGTTTGCGCTGTTCTTGAAGAATGGCGTGAGCTTGAGGTTGTAGAAGTTTTGTATCTGCTCAAGCTCCTGCTTGATGTACTCCTCGCCGATTTCAAGCTGCTGTTCGGGATTTGCGAGCCTGCCCGTTTCCACGACTGCAACCTGCATTGGCAAGACGGAATAGACCATCATCACTTTTTCCTTCACGCTGCGGTGAAGCTCCTGCCAGTCTATGTCTTTGAAATTCACGCCTGTTGGTATCCATTGCTTAAGGCGGTTGAGGAAGATTGGCTTGCCGGGCTTTTGCGTGAGTTGGGTAATCACCATCCAGCGCAGCCTGTTCAATTCGGTTTGGTCTGCGCCGTCGTCAAACACGCCAATGCCGCCATGCGAAGCGTCGTTTTTCAGGCGCTCGGTTGAATACTCATCCGCCATGATGTCAAGCAGCAGCGCGAGGAAAAGCGCATCCAAGTCCGAAAAGCCGAAGAAGGAATATTCGTCGGGGTGTTCGCGCATGTGGATTATGTTTGCGGGCGGGAAGGTGTAGGAGAGCGCGCCATCCACAACCTGCGGGTAGCCGATTATTTGCCCATGCTCGTTTGGCAGCACGCGCATTGTTTCTGCCACAAGGTAGTTGCAAAGCACGGGTTCTTTTGAAAGGCTGTCAAAGACGATTTCCGCGAAGTTGTCACCATACCACTTTTTCGTGTCGGTCATTCTGCCCCTGAATTCCTTTTCGCCTTCCTCGCCGAAGCCTTGCCTTATGAACGCTTCCATCCTTTCCTTTGTGTCCTCATTGTAAGGCTTACTATTGTCCATGACTTCAACGTTAAGCTCAACCTTCTTGACCTGCTTGACGATTGCGTTATGGACTGCCGCAACGTAGGGATGCCTTTTGCGGAGGATGTAGCGGTCTTTTGCCGTGACGTAGTAATCAAAGGCACTGAGCTTTCCCGTTTTGGCAACGCCTTGCTCGCCCATGCCAATTGTCATGGAAAGCGGAAGCTCAGCTTTAGGCTCTCCAGTATTTTCCTTGGGCATCTCGTCGGGAATGAGAAATTTGCTCACTATGCTTTGCACGAATTTTACAGGGTTCAGGTCAGCCACGGCATCACCTTTCATATTTTGTTGCTATCACTTTTTATCGTTTTACCCATAGAGGAAGTTTTGGAATTCTGTGTCGTGCGCGTTCATTGGCGCGCGTCGTGTGTCTTCCCATCCTGCAAAGGCTATTGGACGGGCTTTCTGCAGTTCAAAATACATCCTCATCATCATTGCATCTGAAAAGTCAGGCGAGCGCCCGAGCTTTTCCTTGATTTCATCCTTGCCGATTATACAGAGCTTGCCATCCATGTCTGCGTTCTTGCGCTTTATCTGCTCTAAATCTTCTATGAGGTAGCCTTTGTACTCCTCTTTGATTGCGCGGTAGCAGCTCACTTGCCCGCTCCTTACTATATCGGCAAGGTAGAAATAGCATTGGCTTTTGAGATTTGCATAGTTTGGCGCGGGCTTGCTCGTGTCGCCCTCATGTGGATTTAGTTGTCTGCCGTTGTTGAGGAACCCTTTTACGCCCGGGAGAATATCTACAACGCCTCCACCTACTCCGTCTTCATCCACTATGACTTGCGAGCGGTTGATGCTATGCGCGGCTCTGATTTCCTCAATGATGCGGGCTGTTTGATTTACGCCAAGCCCATTATGAGCCTGCACGTCAATGATGTGGAAGCCCTGCCAAGTGAAGAAGACCGATTTGTCAAGACCAAAACGCGCAACATCAACCGTCAGGTATTTTTTCCCTTCCGCTCGCCCCCTGTTTGAAAAAATGTCTATTACCGCATCGTAGTCAAAGAGCCTTGAAGGGTCATCGTCATAATCAAAGTTCCCGTAGAGAAGCCTCTCCTTTGTCGCTTTGTCAAGCTTCTTCAAATTCTCAATGTAGTGCGGGCTGATGAATGGGTTGTCCGTCACGAGCGCGCGGATGAATTTGCGGTAAGGGGCGAGAGAGCCTTCTTTGTCGGGCTTGTAGAATTCATAGTAGAGAAAGTTCTTGGAGGGATTGCTTGCGATGAGGAGCTTTGGTATGGAGCCAAATTCTTCCAGCTTGTAGCGAATTCTGCTCATCACGATTGCTTTTGCTTTTGCGGTGATTTGGCTTCCCTCGTCAATGAAAGCGCCTGTGTATTCGGTTGAGCCCAATTCGTCAAACTCAGGGTCAGAAGGGTAAGCGAAAAGGTCGCGCAAGTGTATCTCCGAGCCGTTTTTGAAGCGGATTACTCCTTCAATTGAGTTGTAGTTGAAGTCTTCCTCTTTTCGCACTTCCGCGCGCCTGCATACCTCAAAGAAGGTTAGAAGGGTGCTCTCCTTGAGGGTTTTCACTATGGCGCGGCCCATCAGCCAGCGCGAGCCGGGCTTTGTCATGCAATTCTGCAAAATCCAAAGGCAGCCAAGAAAAGACTTTCCGCCCCCTGCGCCTCCCCCATAAAAGAGCTCAGTCGTGCTCTTGTCCTCAAGGATTGTGAGCGCGTCATCTTGCTTTTCCGTCACATTGAAGAGGGGCTCATTTGGCTTTGTCTGCATTTGAAACCCTCCTTATGGTCACGTTCCATGTCTTTTCTCCGCTCACCTCTACCTTTTCCTTGACCTTTGGCAAGAAGCCTGCGGATTGGAGGCGGTCAAAAACCCCGAACACGACCTGAGAGCCACGGTAGAGGATTTCACTCTTACCGACCTTGTCCTTGCTCTTGGCGGCGCTCGCTGCATATTCGGCGAGATGTGCCTGTTGCGTGTATTCGGTGTAGCGCTTAAAGTCATAGAGGAGAGCTTTCTGGTCTTTGAGATACTCCTTGCCGAAAACGTCTTGGAAGTGGCTGAGGAGCTTTCTTGCGGTGCGCTCGTTCATCTCAAGCGACTTGGCAATGGTCTTGAAGGTTGCGCCCTGAAAGCGCATATCCGCGATTTGGGAGCCTAATTCTATGCGCTCTTGCTCGGTCATGTGCTCGCCAGCTTTCCGCTTGTGAGCGGCATTTGGCGGCATTTGGCGCTTCTCTGCAGGCTCAATGCTTGGCTCGTCCATGCTAATCTACCTGTACAATATCATTATGATGTTTCAAGTGCCTGAAATGGGTGGCGTTTGGGGGGTCGGGTTTATCGTAGCGGTGTTTTTCTTGTCTTTCTTGCGCGTGTAGGTCTTGACCGTGTCCATGTCTATCTGCTTGTTGCAATGGGGGCAGTCTATGAAGCGCTGGGCGGGGCGCATGTCCATCATGTCAAAGTCGGGGAGGTTGGAGAGGTCAATGTAGGCTTTTACTTCCTCAAGCTTCATGTTGAGATTGACCGCGAGCTGCTCTACCTGTACATGGTGATTTTGCACGATGTCTTGCAGCAGCTTTGCCTTGAGGGAGGGGTCATCCGCGCCTTTGATTGAGTTGAGGAGGAGGGTGAGGGTCTTTGCCGTTTCGTCATCCATTTGTTGGCTGTTGCACGGTATCTTTTCCAGCCCGAGCTCGCAAGCTGCCCGCCATCGGTGCTCGCCGTCAATAATCTGCTGCTTCTTGCCATCGGGTCGGCTGACTATAGCGCCTTGAAATCCCCTTGCCTTTATTGTCCTCTTGAGGTGCTCAAATTCCTCTTGGCTCATCCTATTTGAATTCCAAGGATTGGGCGCAAAGTCCTTTACTGGTAGATAGAGCAATTCCATTCAAATTCCCCCCGTTCCCCAAGGCTTTCTGAGCTCAAGGTGGTCTGCGTATTTTTTCCATTGTATGATGTTCCACTTATCAGCAGCCATGCGCTGCCCTGTCATCGGCTGAGGCTTCTTATGGTAGCGCAGGTTGCGTATGGTCCCGCGGTCATAGATGTAGAGCCTTCCGCGCATCTCGCCCATAATCCAGTTGATGCTGTCGGCAGAGTACCAGGGGAAGATGTCAAGCAGTCGCGGCGAGGTCATGCCGAAGCCATGCACCTTCACTTTTTTTGGGATTATCTCAAAGCACTTTCTGAGAAACGCGCTTCGGAAGGTGTAAGCCCTTTTGCCGACAAGACCGCCAAGACCAATGTACTTGTAGCCGTTGTCCATGTAGTCCTTGAGGAATTGCCAATCTTCCCCCATGTGGAAGGCAGGCATGGGCTCAAGCCCTTCCTTCTCCATTGCCTTTTGATTGTCAAGCGTGGCTTCTGCATCCCCGATTACGTCAAGGTTTGCGAAAACATCTATGCTCTTTTGGTGAGCTTTGACGAACTCAGTGTACTCCTCAAGCTTGATGGATGCTCCGCTGTTGTAGGCTGAGAACGCCCCGCTGTCAAGAAATATGTGAGGGATGCGTACTTCCCGCGTGAGGAAAGAGGGGTCTTTCTTGAGGTAGAAGTAGGAGGTCAGCCCATATTGTACGCCATGCTGAATGAGAGCATCGTATATCTGAGAAGCGTACTTGCTCTTCACAAACACGCCCCTCTCAATCCCCGCGAAGTAAAGCTTCATCTTTCTTCCTCGTATTTGGTCGGGTCAATCAAGCCCGCGAGCTTGAAAGCCATTTTTCTTTCTTGGCACGTTCCACATTTTCCACGGTGCAGATTTCTTCCCTCGTAGCAACTCCACGTCCGCGAGTAATCCACGCCGAGAAGATGCCGCGCGCCAGCGGTGTTCGCCGTCTATTATTTGGCTTTTGCCGTTGAGGGGGCGGGCTACTACAGGCAGCTTGAAGCCGAATTTTTTTATTGTGGCTTTCAAGTGGTCAAACTGCTCCTCGCTCATGCGGTTGCTGTTCCAAGGATTAGGCACGAATTCCTCAACTGAAATTACCTTAAGCTCAAACACTCAAATCCCCCCGCTGCCCCAAGGCTTGCGCTGCTCAAGATTGTCTGCGTACTTTTTCCACTGTATGATGTTCCATGTGTTGGCGACGACGTGCTGCTGCTTGCCTGCATGCACCGCCTTTGTGGTGAGGTGCTTCATTGTGCCGTCTTGGAAGGAGTACAGGGAGCCGCGCATTGCCCCAAGTAGCCAATTTATGCTGTCAATTGAGTACCACGGAAAGAGGTCTATCAGCCTTGGGCTTGTCATGCCGTACCCATGCACTTTCACGTTTTTTGGAATTTCGCTGAATGCCATTTTGCAGAAGGCGAGCCTGTGCTTGTGCGGCTTTCCCACAAGCCCGCCCAAGGCAATGTACTTGTACCCCGCGTCAATGTAGAGCTTGAGCCATTTCAAATCTTCGCCGAAGTGGAAGGTAGGGAGCGGGTGCAGGCCTGCCTTTTCCATGTGCAGGTGATTTTTGTATGTCTGCTCCGCGTCGCCTATCACGTCCAGCCCCGCGCACACTTCCAGCTTTTTTTCGTGCTCCTTGATGAACTCAATGTACTTGTCTATGTCAATGTTGGCGCCGCTGTTGTGCGCGGAAAATGCGCCGCTGTCAAGGAAAAGCCCCTGCATGAAAGCGAAATCCTGCATGCGTGCGGGCGTGTCTTTCATGTAGTAGTAGGAGGTCAGCCCGTACTTTATCTTGAACGCCTTGAAGTCGCGCGTGAGCGCTACTCCTTGGCTGTTGGAAACAAGGATATTTTCAACGCTTGCAAAGTACAGTTTCATATTATTGCCTGTAGATTGTCGGGTCGGGAACGTGCGAGTTGATGAACGCCTCCTTGCGCTCTTGGCATGTGCCACATTTTCCACAGTGGAGTTTTTTGCCTTCGTAGCAGCTCCACGTCCGTGAGTAATCCACGCCGAGAAGATGCCCGCGCGCTGCTATGTCCGACTTTCTGATATGCACATAGGGCGCGTAAATCTTCACTTGAGAGTATGTGCCAAGCTGCGCAGCCATGCTCAAAACCTCAACGAAGCGCGGTCTGCAGTCGGGATAAATTGCGTTGTCGTTTGCGTGAGGCCCGAAATAAACCTCCTTGATTTTGAGGTTCTCCGCCCAAGCTACGGCAATTGAGAGCATCACCATGTTGCGGTTTGGCACTACTGTGAGCTTTTGGTTGGCGTGCGTGTAGTGCTGCTTTGGAATATCGCCCTTGCCTGTCAAGACGCTGCTTGAAATGATGGATTTTATTGCCCCCAAGGAAACGGTCTTGTGCATGGCGCAGAGCTTCTTGCCCCAATAGTGCGCGTAGGCGAGTTCCTTTCTATGCCTTTGCCCGTAGTCAAAGGTGAGCCCATAGCACTCTACTCCACGCGCTGCGAGGTCATGGAGAAGCGTCACGCTGTCCATTCCTCCGCTCAAGATGATTATTGCTTTTGCCATAATTACCCCATTGTCAATTTCAGGAATTCGTCTTTTGCCTTATAGTCATTGTGCCTGAACACGCCCTTGAGGGCGCTTGTGACCATTACCGAGCTTTGCTTCTTCACTCCCCTGCAGCGCATACATTCGTGTTGTGCTTCCAGAACAACCATCACTCCGAGGGGCTCAAGCTCTTTGTCAAGGAACTTGGTGAGCTCTTGAGTGAGGCGCTCTTGCAGTTGCGGGCGGCTTGCGAATTTGTCAAGCGCTCTTGCGAGCTTGCTTACCCCGCATATTTTTGACTTGGGGATATACCCGATGTGAGCCCTCCCAACAAAAGGCATCAGGTGGTGAGCGCAGATTGAAGCGAACTCAATGTTCTTGAGGATGATGAGTTGGTCGTAGTCGGGATTTTGGAAGGTCGTAAATTTGAAATTTTGCTTGCTCTTGAGCTCCTTGAAGTAGCGAGCTACGCGCTTGGGCGTGTTTTGCCTTTCTTCCTTATCAAATAATTTATCGCTTACTTCAATTTTCATGGTTCCAACTCCCACGGAAAAACAATCCATGCTCCCTTCTTTTCATAAAGCGAGAAGTCCGGCGACGACCTTGTGAGCTTGTGCCAGAACATAGTAGCTACTTTGTGGTCTTTGAACTTGAGCAGCGTGTCGCCCGTGTCGCTTATGTCATCCACAATGAGCGAGGTTTCGCGCGGCTCAATGTCAAGGGGCAGCTTGAGCTTGTGCGAAATCATCACCGCAAGGCAAAGCCCCCCTCTTGGGATGCCATAGACGCTTTTCACTTCGCCTTGTGCTATGCAGCGCTGAAGCTCAAGGTCGCGGGAAAGCACGGTGACGAACTTATTTACCTGCTTCCAGCTTACATATTTTTTTCCTTTTGCCATCATTGTATCGCCTTTTGCGCCTCGCAGTACGAGGTTTCGGTTTCCCAGACACGCACCCTGATGTTGGCAATGTGCGAAGGTTTCGGGTGCGCTGCCTTGCCTTCCAAAGCATCAAGCAGGAGCTTTGCGAAGTTTTCAGCGGTTGGCTGCTTCATAAAGTCGTTGAGGTTTCTGTGGTCGTATGCCATGATTACTTTGCTGATGTGCGAGTAGTCTGCAATCATGCCATGCTCGTTTGTCTTGAGCGCGTCAATCCAAACCTCTATCTTGTAGTTGTGCCCGTGTAGCCTGTTGCATGGGCTGTCATAAGGCAGCGTCAGTTGATGAGCGCAGCTAATCGTTTTTACTTTGTAGATTTGCATTATCCCCCTCTTTTGGTACATAGTTCAGCACATTGACAGTTTCCGGCTTTTTTTGCTCCGGCAGTTTGTGGCCAATGAGTACGAGCGCTGAATACTCAACAAGCACGGAGCTTTGCCTGTTGGTCAGGTTTGTTGTTGAGTATTGTAGGTCTATTATTTCAAACTGCTGCAGGAGCGCGTAGATTTGGTTTTGCAGTTGCTCGCTCTGAAATGCCTTGAGTATCACAACCGCGCCGATTTCTTTTTCCCGAAAGCCCATGCCTACACCCCCACTGTTTTATTCCAAATTACAAGCTGCAGGCGCGGGCTGAGTTTCAAGCCCCTGCGCATGCAAGCCTCCACCAGTATTTGCACGCCCTCCTCATGCTCCTTGCGCGTGTTGCAAACAGGCATGAGGAAAACGCGGGAAGCAGCTATAGAGCCGTTCAAGGCGACCAACCATTCGTCAAGCTCCTCCAAGTCGTAATTATTCCCTATTACCACTTTCATGTCAAGGGAAAGCTTGCCCGCGTTTTCCTTCCAGAATGAGAGCATGCCTTTTTTCTCGTAATACTCTTTGCCGTAGCCCGCGCTTCGCATCTTGGGGCTCCAATTCACATTATCAAAGAGCGCGTAGAAGTCAAAATCAGGAATGCTGCCGTTTGTTTCAAGCTCGCAAAAGAAGCCTTCAAACTTGAGCTTGCGGATGAGGTCTGCCGCTTCTTTCTTTTGCAGTAGAGGCTCCCCGCCCGTAAGAACGATATGTACCGCGCGGCTTGCTTGCACCGTTCTGAGCTCATCAATTATCTTGGCTGCGAGGTCAAAGGGAGCGATTTCCTCTTTTGTCTGCTGCCATACTTTCAGGGTGTCGCATACTTCGTTTTCGCCGTTTGCCTTTTCCCAATTGCACATGAAGTTGCAGCCGGACAAGCGCACGAAGTAGGCAGGCGTGCCTGCGTAGCGCCCCTCGCCTTGGATTGAGTAGAAGCGCTCGGCAACTCTAAGCACGCTTCCCCCCCTTTGGCTTTTCCTTATTGTCGGTAATGAGCGTTTTCATCATAGCTGCCTCAAGCTCTTTGCTCTGTTGGTCGCCAATCAAGTGAATGTAAATGCCCGCGCCGTGTTCGTTTATGGCTATCTTTGAGCCTTTGTGCCAGCCTTTGCTCTTGAGCCTTTCCTTTACTTCCTTCGCAAGCAGAATTCCAAATTGGCTTTCGTTTGGCTCCTGCAGCGAGGTTATGTCAATAATGCGCATGCCTTCACCCGTAGCTATTGTGAGCTATGGGTTTATAATGGCAGACGCTTTAGAGGAGAATTCTGTTGAGCGTGAGTATTTTTGCAGTCTTGGGCTTCATTTCCGCTATGCCCAGCACATCCCATTTTTCAGCGATATGCTCCTTGAGTACCTCCTCCTTTGCAGGCTGCAGGTGTTCCCAATCTTTGCCGCGCATAGGATAATCCCATGTGCTGCCGTCATGCTTGCGCAGGGTGAGCTTCTTTCCGTCATAGCCCACAATGTAGAAAAAAGGAAGGGGAGGCTCCTCCACTTACGCCACCTCCTCCACTGTGATTGTGTAGCCTGGGATGTCTGCTTCGCCTTTATTTGCTATCAAGCGAATTACCTGCCCGTCGTCCTTCCAAACAAGCCCATTCATCGCGTCAAAGACGAGCTTCACATAGTTGTCAATGTCGGGGCGCTTGCAGGGGTAGTATGGTTTTTTCTTGGGCGCACTTGCTGGCCTAAGTTTGCGCACGAAAATGTCTATATGCACCGCTCCAACCATTAGAGAGGTGTCTTCGCCTTTCCTGCGCTTTTCTTCAAGCTGTGCGGCTATTTGCGCTTTGAGGTTGATTTCAGCTTCGCGGGTTTTCTTGGGAGTGATTGCCCTCACGAACCCGCCGAATGTGCTTATTTTTGGTCTGCCTTTTGCAACAGGCGACATATTGATTTCAAAGTAAAGTCGTCTATTCAAGCGCTCACCCTTGTTGGCTTACTTCGCCTTCGTCTGTCGTTTCTCTTACGGGAAGGTGTCTTTGCTCAATGCCTACACCTCCAAACTAACTTACTACAGGTTAGTGTAACTTACTACAGGTTAGTGGGGCTGCGACCTCCCTTTACAGAGATTGAGCCGCAGGAGTTCCCCATCTAACCACTTTCTTAAACGGGTTGTGTGCTGACGTTATCTATGGCGAGCAGCTTCGGTGCTATAGCTGCCAATCTTTCCGTCAAAGTAAATCAGCAAGTCGTTCCTCATTTTTTTTGCTCCTTTGTCCCACGCCCTGAATTTATACTCTCGCATGTCAATCCACCTCCAGCGTTATCTTCCACTTCACTTCTCCAACAGTCTCATAATTATGCATCCCCATATATTCATGTGGTGGTTTTCCACAGATTTTACAGCAAGGGTTTATTCTCTCAATCCCCACCACTTTTCCGAGGGAGGGTTTGAACAGAGGACACTTACATCCCTTTACCATACACGGATGCAAAAGGTTATGGAAGTCTTTTCTATGCCCGCACTCGCACCTGCCCGTCGGGAAGGTGTCGCCAGGGGAGAGGATTTTGATTTCTCCACCACACGCCCAGCAAGCCCACTCATCATATCCTTCTTGGGGACTGAAAGGAAAGTCCTTTGTTTCACAATAGGGACAGTCGTATCCTCTATTCTGTATCTTGCAGATTTCCGAGGCGGTTAGGGTGCGTTCAAGTTTCATGGTTATCCCTCGTTTGGAACGCTCATCACCTTCTGCGCGTCCACCCTTATCCTGTAGCCTGGAGCGTTCTTGTTAGAGTCGCTCCATACGGTTCGGTCTATCTTCTCGTTGCCCACCACGTCCGCCATGTACGCGAGGACTATGCACATGCTCGAGAGCGCGAGGTCGTAGTCCCCAGGCAGGGCGGCGATTATCCTCTCTTGGATTTCCTTGTCTAGTTCACTCATGGTTTCACCTTCTTTGGCTTTTCGGGCTTGGGTTCAAGATGCTTCTGATTAGACGGTGATGTGCTAATAGAAGCCCCCAAGCTTTCCGAAGCCTTTTTGCATATCTCTGCTATCTTCAACATGCGATGCCATATATTGTTCTCCTTTGCAAGCCAAGGCTCTATCTTCTCTATCAGGTCGGCTTGCCCTCGCTCATATCCACGCTGCTTGGCTTCCTTCTTTGTTCTGTCGTTTGCGAATATCCTACAAGGCGTGCAGGTTATTTCTTCAGCACAGCAAGATGTTCCGCATTTGAAGCATGGTAATGCTTCTGTTGGGTTGGCGGCGTTTCTTATTTTCGCCCTCTCGTCGGCACGAGCCTCTTTCATCAGTTCCTTTATGCTTTTTGAAAGGTCGCTCCAAGGCACTTTTGGATGGAGTTTCTTTAGGATTTCCTCGTCGGTTGTCATGGTTTAGCCTCCTCGTAGCATAAGCAGTCCTTCGGGACGTAGTTGAGCACGTTCACGCGCTCGGGCGGCTTGTGCTTGCTTTTCTTTTCAACGAAGGTGTAAAGCGTCTTGAATACGCTTACAGTGCCGCCTTTTGCGTTCTCCTTCGTGCCGTCCATGTGCATTACTGCCTTCAATTCCAATTCCACCGAACCACCTTTTTATTTTTTTATTCTACGAAACAATACTTTACATAACCATACACAACAACACTTAACATTGCCTCACAGTGCTTTACGCTACGTAAATATGCGTTGCATTAGTTTGATTTGATTTCCTCCATTGAAAGGAGAGCGAACCTTCCAAATTGTCCGTTATTTGTTGGGCGAAAACTGCCCATGCCGCAATAGTTTCCAGCATAGTCAAACAATTGCTCAATTGTCTGACGCGTGATTGTATCATTGTCAATTAAGAGGGTGAATTCAGCTTGCCACTTTGTCCATTTTGGGCGAATTGAAATTACCCTTGCCTTGGCAATTTTATTTACGGCGCTGCGTTTGTCAATCTCAAAGTCCTTGCTCAACCCATAAATGCGAGGCTCGTTAATGAGGAACATTGCTGCAACAATATTCTTCATGCTCTTTTTTGCATTGCCGACTTTGCTTTTCATGTAGCCGCCCGCATTGATGAGCGCCCCCATTATGTGTTCTGAGGGAATATAGAACCCATTTTTATCTTCGTAGGCATGAAAGACTGCGCGTGTGTAATCCTCCTTTGCCACATCGTCGCGCTCAATTATGAGCTTTCGGTTCTTTTCCCATTCTTCCAGCTTTTGGTCATCCATGCGATGCTGCATGTATGGCGTTTTTCCCTCTATTTTTATTCTATATTTTTTCATTTTCACCAATCCTCCAATTTTGCTTTACTATGCTTTACCATGCTTTGCCATACTTGGCGACACTTGGCGGTGTCATACTACACCTCATACCACACAACCAAACCCCACCACATCCAACGCCTCTTAGACCCTCACTACCTTTATGGGGAGAGGGTACGTTTTTTTCTTTTCCTCTATGCTTTCGTTGCTTTCCGAGTGCTGAATTTCAATCACCACTCCCTCATCAAGCACGACTATATCTGCTCTTGCCTTGAAAGGGCGCTCAAATTCTGCCTCCGTCAGAAATTCCTTTCCTTCCTGTTTGAGCTTCATGCACTCAATGAATTTGCGCTCCTCATGGGGAAAGGTGTTGCCTGCATTCAGCCGCACGCAGTTGCGGTGAATTTTGCTTGAGTGCCGGAATAGGCGGGCAACGTCATTGCGCTTGATTTCAAGGTCGCGGTTGTTCATGGCTTCGCCCCTTTTGCTTTTGCGAGCAGCGCGTCAATGTGTTCAATCTTGCTGCTCTCAACCTCAAGGAACTTGTAGGTTGTCTTCTCCATCCCCTGCTCCATTTGGCTCAGGCAGATGCGGTACTTTTCGGGAGCGGGTTTCTGCTTGCTCACGCAATCGCCTCCTTTACTTGCGTGATATGCTTGCAGTATTCGCCCGCTTCTTTCCTGCGGTGCTGGAAGTCGGGGCAGGTGCATTCCCAAGTGCCGTTGTTCATTTCAACGTTGTAGAATGAGCCGCTGTTGCCATCACTTTCCACGAGCGCGCGGATGTGCATTTTTTGCTCAAGGATTTCCACACTCATGCTCCCCCTCCGAGTTCCCTGCTTGCGATTTCCCGAAGCTCCCTTGCATTCTTGATTTTGAGCTTGAAGCTTTCGGGTCGTGCAAAATCCCCATAGAGCTTGACCGCGCCCCCTTTGCTTGGAGTTCCTACCTCTATGCTGTCGGGATTGGAGGCTATTGTCCGGCAGACCGCTTCGTTTTGGGCTTCCTGCTTTTCCTCCAAGTGCCGCCAAGAGATTGTGAAGCGCCCATCCCACCAAGTTATGTCGGTGATTATGCGCTCAAAATACTCTTTGGTTTCAGCGTTGATTATGCGGATGCGCTTTGCCTGCCGCTCGTTCAAAGAAGAAAAACGAGGGTCATCCGAGGGCACAGTGCGCTCCGTGTTGGGCTTCACGCCGGACTTTTCCTTTGCGTAGTTTTCCGGCACGCTCTTGAATTCTACAAGCTCACTCATCTTCATCACCAAGTTTGCTCTGCTCCTTCTTTTCGGTTTGGCATGTGCTTTTGAGCCATATTTCCACATCAAGGATGTTGCCCGTGCTGCAGAAAAGCTCATAGGCTTTGGCAAGGATTATCACATCCATTGCTATCTGCTCGCGCGTCATCTTTGGCGTGTGGTGCATCTGCAGGCTTGTCGCAGCGCTTGAAACGCAGCTTTCCCGCACGATTACAGGCTCTTTGGCAGCTTCGCGGTCTTCCTTTTTGCGCCAGTATTGGTCGCGGTCTGTTTCCTGCGGCTTGGGCGCTGCGGTTGCCTGCGGGCGCTTTGGCTCGCTCATCGCGTAGCTCTCAATAGCACCTGCTTCGCTTTCAAGCTGTATTTTGTAAGGCCCGCTTGCGTTCTTTCCGTAGCTGCCATTCTGCCGCGTGAAGTTGTGGTAGAACTTGCCGCTGCCGTCCGTCATTGGCACGTTCTCCTGCTCGTAGGTGTAGATTTTGCCCACTTCAAGCTGCTCCAAATTCTCATACGGCGGAAAGGCGCTTACCTTGTCCGGCTTTTCCCTGCCGGGAACCTCAAAGAGAAAGAGCTTTCTGCCCTTGCCCAATTCCGTTCCGGCAAACTTTCCTATTTTTGTTTCCTTTTCATATCCCATGTTTTCACCTATTTTGAGGCACGCTTGTCCTCATTTTTTCGCTGTCGCTGCCTGTAAAAAAAGATAAAAGAGATTGAGCCTTGCCTGCTGGCTGCTCCTTTATGCGCTCCGGCTCTGCGCCTGCGAGCAGCGCGCGCATGTTGCCTATTGCGTCGCCGCCCGGCATGTCGCAGTATTGCTCGTTATGCTCATCGCAAAGCTGCGCGCGAAGCTCCGCCCATTGGTACTCAATGGTCTTGCGCTTCCTGCAGAATTTTACATCACAGTAGCCGTCGCTCATGCGCTCACCTTTGCCACCATGAGCCCTTCCGCGCGCTTGAGGTTGCGCTCAGTTGCAAGAGGGCTGATGTCTTCATGCGTCGCGTAATTGGTCGCCGCGTTGTAGAGCCCCCATAGGGTCTGCTCTTCATTCGCGTAGCGCGTCATTATCTTTTCAATGAGGCGGTCACCGAAGCCCGCTTCCTTGAGCCTGACGATTGCCTCCTTGTCATCAAGGCTGATTTTTTGCACCGCCTTGATTTGCTCCTCAAGCCTCCGCGCGACGATTGGGAGCGCCATAATCATCTCTCCGACGCGCTCCAAGTCCATCTTCGTGTTCTTGCCAAAGTGCCTGATTGTGGTTTTCACAACCGCAAGCTCCTCCGCGCTTGGATTGAAAACCGCTTCCTTGCGCACATCCACAAGGTCGCCAACCTTCGCCTGCGCGCGCGGCACAAGCTTTGCATTGCTTATGTCGCCAAGGGAAACCTTTACTGTCATGCCGTTGTTGCATGCGAGCCTGTAGCCAAAAAACTCAAAATGCCCCTCGCGGTTCTCTTTGCTTGAGCCGCTGTATTTGAGGGAGGAGCTTTTGTCGTAGCTGTTCTTCACCTTGATGCCAAGCTCAATTCCCTGCACGCCATCATCCACCTTGATTTCCGAAAAGACGACTGTCATCCAAGCCTTCCCATCCTGCTCCATCACAGAGGCTTTGAATTTGGCTCCCTTGCTCGCGGCGGCCATTGCGTCAAGCACCGCTGCAAAGGCTTCCCTGTGCTGGATGGTCACGTAGCCTTTGGATGCCACTGTTTCAACCTTGCCCGTCTTTTCATTGACAATTGCCTTGTATTCGGGCATTGAGTAGGGGATTTTATCTCCGCCCACCCCTTCCGCTACATAGACAACCGGGCACTCCTTCGCGGTTGATAGCTCGTTGAGCTTGCCCTTAAGCTCGCTCAAGTCCATTTCATTTAGGTTTCTCATTTCCTCAATCCTCCATTTTTCTTGCCCTCACTTGGGGCTCATACTGCTTGACTGCTTGTTGTATGAGGCTCTGTAGGAGTGCATCGCGCTTCTCCGATTGGCTCAGGTTGAGGAGAGCGCCAAAGACCAAGCCGAGCGCCTCAGAGCTCAGCTTCAGAGTGTATTGCATCAGACCGCCCCCTTCTTGTAGCCCACGCTGTCAAGGCTCGCCATCGCCTGCTCTGCGGTCTTGCCTGTTATCTCCTCATCCGTGAGGTCGGGCTCATCTTGCCCGCCAAAGCAGGTGCAGCCAGTTAGGAAGCAACCGCAACACTCACAAAAAGGAGAGCGCCCTGCATAGAGCTTGCCGTTGCATATCTTGAGCTCATTCTCGCCAAACTTCCGCGCCATTTCAAGGTCGCGCGGCGAAGGTTGGTGCTTTCGGTTGAGCTCTGCGATATACTCCGCGTTATTGTCAAGCTCGCGCACCATGAGCCCATCACAAGGAGAAGAAGGGGTTGCCCCCTCCTTCTTATCCACAATTGCAAAAAAGAGGTTGTGGAGCTCAAGCTTTGTGCTCTCTGCCACATCCAGCCCGTCAAGGTAGCCGCCGAGCCTTTCAATCCTGCGCTCAAGATACGCGCCCGATAGATTGTAGCCCTCTGCGAGCTTCCTTACATACTTCACTCTTTCGTTTTCCTTGTCCATCTTTCCACTCCGGGGCGTTCACTTGCCGCCCCTTACGGATAGTTATCAATAGCTACCTTTATAAAGGTGTGCGGCAGGTTGTGGGTGTTTCTTTCCTCCTGCGGGCTTTCCGCCCTTTATAAAGGTGCTACCACTGCGCGGCCTCAACTCCCAAACTGCGCGCGAGCTATGCGCTCTTTGAGCTTGCGCAGCGTCCAGCTTGCCTCGCGTGCTGATTGCGTTTCGTAGTATGTGAAGCTCTGCTTTGGGTCAAGCTGCGCGCTG